TATCTATAATATAATCGAGAGTGAGAATACTCGTAGTGTTGAATTGTGAAAAGGGTACGGGCTAGAGATATATAGTCAGGGTTGCACCTTTCCCAGCGACGATGCATTACTAAAGGTTCAATAGGTTGCGCAGCTAAGAAGCATGTGACCTCGTATCTAGGCCAGCAAGTAACCAAACTTGCATGACGACTATGAAAATAGTTTTACCCTGATAGGCTCACAGCCTTTGCCGATAGATAGAAAAGTTAATAGAGAAAACCAAGCTCTACTGTGGAGTAACTTGGTGGGTGAAAATGTAAAAATTTATTAATTAACTATCTGGATACTAACTAAAGCTCTAACGTGAGGGTGACTATTTCACCCTAATAACCCGTGGTTTATATATAGGAGATTGAAATGGATAATGAAAGGCTAGACTCTGTAATTCAAATGGCAGAGGCACACTTACTTAATGTTAAAAATGAACTTCATAAATTACAGACAAGTAAAGAAGAGATTGAAAAGAAAATTTCTGAGTATAATAAATACTTGACAGAATCAGTTCAGGATGTTAGACTTGTAAAGGATGAAATAGAACCACTTAACACGCCAATGCCAGAGTAAACAATGGTTACAGACAGTCAAATCGCTCACTACATCGCTATGTTTATGATATTTGTTATGGCAATATCTTTTTCTATAGGTTGTTATAAAAGAGATGGTATAAAGCCATTTACAGATAAGTTTGAATTGGGATACATAGAAGATACATTACCGATGTCGCCTTCGTATGTTCAAGTTGTAGACGAATACGACGAGTTAAAAGATTTAGAAAGACAGGTTAAGATTGCAAAACTAAAAAAACAGCTAACCGAAATCAACAATCCTAAACCACCAAGAAAACCCGCAGTAAAGTCAAAACCAAGCAAACCAGCTATCTTTGATGACTGTGTGAGCGCACTGGTTGGATTAGGAACGCCAGCGAGAAAGGCAAAAGCAGAAGCTCAAATTATTTTTGACAAAAACCCAAACATTAAAACTGTCCAAGAATTTATTACGGAGTATGGAAAGCGATGAGACTAAATCTACAAGCACCAATCAATCAACTTGGATACGGAGTCGCAGGAATAAACATCCTCAAAGCACTTTACTCAGAGGGTGTAGAGGTTTCGCTCTTTCCCATTGGTCAACCTCAACTCACAAACGAGGAAGATGCCTATGCGGTCAGAAGAGGGATGAGATTAGCTCAGACGTTTGACCCACAAGCACCGTGTGTAAAAATCTGGCATCAGAACCAGATGGCAGAACGTATAGGGTCAGGTAAGTTTATTGGATTTCCTATCTTTGAGTTGGATACGTTTAATGACTTAGAGAAACACCATTTAAATAGTTGTGACCATCTGTTTGTATGCTCAAAATGGGCAAAGGAGATATGCTTAGATCAAACAAGGTTTGGCGAACACAGGGTTCACGTTGTGCCTCTTGGTGTAGACGCAGAACTGTTCCCGCCAGCACCAGTAAGGCAGGACGACAAAACAATCTTCTTCAACTGTGGTAAGTGGGAAATCCGCAAGGGTCATGATATTCTCATTAATGCCTTTGAAAAGGTGCTTGAACACGGAGAAAATGCTGAATTATGGATGATGTGTACCAATCCATTTAACTCGCCCGACGAAGATGCAAAATGGCATCAGCTATACAATCACCCCAAGGTTAAACTAATTCCAAGGGCTGAGACACAAGCAGAAGTGTATAATATAATGTCCCAAGTAGATTGCGGCGTATTTCCTTCTCGCGGAGAAGGCTGGAATCTAGAACTACTAGAGATGATGGCGGCAGGAAAGCACGTTGTAGCGACAGAGTATTCTGCGCATACCGAGTTTTGCACTGAAGAAAACAGCTATCTTTTACCGATAAGTGATACAGAGCCAGCGTTTGATAACAAATGGTTCTTCGGACAAGGCAACTGGGCAAAAATAGACGACGCAGAAGTTGAGATGCTCACTAAGCTTATGCAAAGATTTATAAAACTAAGCAAAGGCAAGGTAAATAAAGCAGGAATAGAAACCGCCAAAAAGTTCTCTTGGCAAAATACAGCAAAAGAGATTATAAAATGTTTACAAAACTAAAAAATCTTTTCAAAAAAGATAAAGAACAAGATGACAACTTAGGATATATATCCTATAATCTTTTAGACACTGGAGAGATTGAAGTCAAAATCAATCTTAGAGACCTAGACGATGACTCTATAGAAAAATTTGCTAGATTATTTGCTAGAGTCACAACTCTTAGTTTATCTGGATATACAATAGAATTAACCAAAGAATTGTTTATGCAGATAGACGAAGAAAAATATATAGATATGATGTTGATTGCCGCTAAAGAATGTGATAGAATTATAGAGGAAAATGAGGGCCAAATAACCGCAGACGATGAGTACATAAAACCTTCGGAGATGTTTAATGAATAGAAAGATTGGATGGCAAAAATATGAAGACGTTATACAAAGTGAGATGCATAGCCCAATGGCGAACATTCTGTTTGACGATTTGGCTTCTGAAGTTGATGAAGATGAATACGAAGAGAAGCATGAAACTCCAGAGCAAGAAGCTTTTTTCTTGCCAAAAAACTTTTATGAAACAATTTCTTTGATGAGTAGGTTTGACTGCTGGATTGGTCATACTAATTTTAATATTACAACCTCTGTAAAAAACAAACTAAACGAGGTTGACGGAATTGAAGTATTAAATGTAAACAGTCGATACAGATTTTTTATTGGAATTGGAAAAATGTTTAACTTTTCCGACGTAAGGAAAAACATTGAAGAAGCTATTACCTCGATAGGAGAAACTCTTGGAAACTCAATTGAAGAAAGTTCTTGAAGACAAGGAAACAATGAATATAGCAAACTGTGCAGCTAGTGGGTACAACATTGCTTTAAGTAAGGATGAAATTCAAAACTGTATTTATAACGCAGTTTGGAACGCTTTAGATAAATTTGACGAGTCAAAAGGCGCTAAGTTTAGTACATTTCTACACAGAGGCGTAAGACTACAGTGCCAAAAACGATTAAATTTTAATAAAAGGTATAAAACTACAAATTATTATGAAGATTCTGTCTTTAGTAAATTTAATTCAAATTTAAAAAATCAGGCATACTCTCAAGATTTAAAGTTTGAATTGAAAGACGAGATCGAAAACTGTGAAGATCCCGACATTTTATATGATAGATACTACAAAAACATGACCCTCACAGAGATCGCTAAAAAGAAAAATACATCTTATGAAACAATCAGAAATAAGATAAAGAAAAATCTTCAAATCATAAAAAAGAGAATCAGTTAAGTGTATATTATAGTAGGAAGATTAGGATCTTAAAGGAAAAAGTAGGATAAAATATTAATGTTTTATTTTAAGAGGGTATTATGGCTCTAAGAAATGCTGTTGGTGGTGCTTATAGCGCTGCCAGCGTAAAAAATGATGGCGGATCAGTCGTCAAAGGTGGCAATGTAGCAAGTGACAGCCCAATGACAAACAGTCTTGGTCTCAATACTTTGGCTGATGATTTTGGAACTTCTTTTGGTTCTAAAATTGTAGCTCAAGCTGACAGTGGCGATAAAGCCGGTGTTGCTAAAGCGGTTAGCGGTGGAACCCTAGCTTACCAAGCTGGCGCTACCGAGTGGGTCGTTAAAGGTGGAAATGTAGCATCAACTCTTGGTGGTGTTTCAAACTCAATCCTTGCAAGTCCAGCTAGAGATACTGGCGATTTGAATGACTTCGCTACAGAAGTTGCGAGAACTAAGATTAGCGATAGACTTATTGGATCGAAAGCTGATGAAGCCTTCGATATGCTCGCAAGACCTAGTTCGGATATTGTTCCGGGTAGAACCAAGGGTAGCAATGCTGGAAATGTATCTACAATGGTCAACCCAGCCGATGGAACTGCTGCTGTTGCAAGCGAAATTGCTCCTAGCCAAGCCGTTCCGGGCGAACTTACTTACTTCTTCGGTGAATTAGCTGCGGCTACAACCGACGAATATAAAGCTAAGAACGTCGCTGAATAAAAGAGATTCATTTTAGTTTAATTGTACCCTCCTCTTCGGAGGAGGGTTTTTTTCTCTGGGGGTAAAATGGATCAAATAATAAGTCACCTAGATGTTTTTGGTATTATTGTCGGCGCTTTTGGCGCTGCCTACGCATTGATTATCGGTCTGTATAAATATATAATAAAGCCATCAATAAAATTTTACAAAAATAATGAACAGTTAATACACTGTGTTGAAGACATAAAAAAAGAGTTGACAACTAACGGAGGGTCGTCAATAAAAGATACAGTCAATAGGATTGACAGACGACAAGTTATTATCGACAAAAGATCAAAAGCAATATTTTACAACGTTGAAGATGTAATACTTGAAGTAGACGAAAATGGGAATGTTTTGTGGGCTAACCACAATTTTCATGAACTCATGGGTAACAAGAATATAACAGGCTTAGACTGGATTGCTTATATTGATGAACCTGAGCGAGAACCTTTCATTAGAGAGTTTAACTCATGTTCAAAAAATAATCGAGAGCTAAAATTCTCTACCCATGCAACAAACAATCAGAAAATAACTATTTCTGGTTTTCCATATAGGGATGGAAGTAAAAATTACGGGTTTTTAATTTTCTTAAAACAGGAGAAATGATATGGGTTCAGCAAAATTTAAGCTAAACTGGGGAGATCTAGTCGGTGTCGCTAAGAACGCCGCTCTTATCGGTGGTGCGGCAGCGTTAACTGTTCTTGCAGAAAATTTGCAAGTTGTTGACATTGGTCTTTATACTCCGCTTTTTGTTCCAATTATTGCTGTGGGTCTTGATACAGCTATAAAATGGATGAAGGATAACGCAGAACAAGAATAAGAATAGGACCAAGCTATGGATTATAAAACACCTCGCGAGCTACTCAACGCTTACCGTGAAGGATTTAAAGGCGCTGAGTGCGATAAAAAAGAGGTAGCTAAACTTCTTGGTGAATTAAAAAATCCTTTGTTTGGCGCTGCTGCTTATATTTTATGGGGGGATGGTGAAGGAAAACTATCTCTACCATTCAAATCTCTACTAAAATTCGATCCCAGTTTTGGCCCATCTGAAAGGCAGACAACTGGAGATTGTGTTTCTCATTCTACCAGAAATGCTATAGACATCACCAGAAGCGTAGAGATAGATATAAAAGGAGATGCGGAAGAATTTATCGCCAGAGGCGCAACGGAGGCGATATATCAAAGTAGAGATCATAAGAAACAAGGTATGAGATGTTCTACCGCAGCAAAATATGTTCATAAAAACGGTGGAATTCTATTGCGAAAAGATTATGGTATTGTAGACTTATCTAAATACAACTCTACTCTTGGAGCAAAACATAAAATACCTTTTGACATTTATACAAAAGAATCTAGGAAACATCAGGTTAAAACTATTTCTCTTATTACTACTGTAGAAGAGGCTCGCGATGCACTAGCTAACGGTTACGGTATCTCTGTTTGTTCTAACTATGGATTCTCTAGTAGAAGAGATAATAAAGGGGTCGCGGCTAGATCAAAGAGCTGGAGCCATGCAATGTCTTGGATCGCTTGCGACGACACAAGAGAAAGACACAAAGAAACTCTATTCCTAATACAAAATAGTTGGGGTAAGTGGAATAGTGGCCCAAAAATTCACGGTCAACCAGACGGCAGCTTTTGGGTTAGAGAAAAGGATGCAAGGGGAATGTTAGCCCAAAAAGGAGCGTGGGTATTTAGTGATGTAGATGGATTTCCAGCAAGAGAACTACCTAATTACGGAACTACAAAATTTTTATAGGATAGAAAGATGAAAAAATTTGTATTGTTAATATTGATTACAGTTGTGACTGGCTGCTCAGAAATAGAAAATTCTAATTGGAAAAGCAACCCTAAGTACAGAGCTTATATCTCTACAAGGCTCGCAGACGCAATCATAGAGTACGACATACTAACAGATGAAATAGTAGTAGAAGAGCAATGTGATGGCTCTGGCTGGATAACCCAAGGTGATGGTCACAGAACAGAATGTCCGGGATGTGAGTCGTGCGAAAAAGAAGTCACAGAAGAAATAGCAGAAGAAATAGCAGAAGAAACAATAGAAGAAATTAATCTTCCATCAGAGACAAAACCAAAGACAATAAATCAAACAAAGACTAAAATTAAAAGACCGTTGAGTAAAATTTTTAATAGGAAAAAAAGATGAATAGTCTAGAAGCATTAGCGCAAAAAATATCAAACAAAGCAACAGAAGAAGGTGAATATGGTATTGACCCTGTCACTATTGGTATTATAATTACAATCATGACAAACCTAGTAAAACTATGGTGGGCATGTAAATTTGACAAAAGTAAAGAAAGTATAAGATCTGAACTTCATAATCCGTCTTGGATATTTAAACTGCTACTAAGAAGAGAAATCAGAAAGCAGGCAGACAGACAAAGCAGAACAAGTCTTTATGGCGCATTTATAGATGTTGCCCCGACATTAACAGATGAAGAAATTGACGATATTATTAAACAAATTGGAGATCAGTAATGAGTGGAATACTTGCAGGATTAACTATATTTCAATGGGCTATGATAACTTTCGCGGCTTTAATTGTCTCGCCAATGGTTTGGGATAAGTTTAAATCATGGACATCTAAACCAGAAGTAGAATCGCCACCAAAGCACGACTGCGAAAGCTTGATAGACGTTATAAAATGCTGGGAACATTTAAAAAGCTGCTGTGAAGCAAAGGGTTTGACGGAAGCAGCAGAAGAAGTACACAAAGTATTTCCACTGTTCGCAAAATCAAAGGATACACTATGAATGAAAACACTAGGTTAATCTTGGCTACCGCAGTCTTATTGGTCGGTCTTTTTGGAGAAAAATTTGTACAGCTTGTTAAGGATAATGTAGAAATTGTCGATGATGTTACATATACGGTCGGTGAACCGTCTTTAGAAAACAGAGAACTTGTTAAACCAATTACAGAAATAAATATAGAGCCACAAGATGCTGAATTAATTTCTTCGTTTTATTTGGAATTATCTGATGTAATTCTCAAAGATGACACTATAATAGAGTATACAGAACAGTTTAGAAACTTAAACACTTTTGCTGGCGTTCTCCATTTCAATACGTCGTTGTTGGGTAAGTATGAAAATCTAGGTGAAAAAATAGACTCAGCTATTGCAGACGCGATTGGAAAACAAAATGTAGCTATGGATAAAGACAAAAGAGAAGACCTATCTGAAATATTAAACGCAATTGCTTGGAGTGTAAGCAAGTGATTATCAATAAAATATTAGACGTTCTTCTTGAAAAATACGACATTGAAAAAGAAGATGTTGATAAGGTCAAGAAAATGTTAGATAAAGTTACCTTTACTAAAAGAGATGGTAAAGATGTAATGGTTATCAGTATAGGTGAAGGTATAGAGCTTTCTATCGTTCAAAAAGAAGAAAAATAAATCAATTTAATTTTACAACAATGAGGAATATTTAATGTCTTTGAAGTCTTTAATGGATTATACATTTGTTAGTAAGTATGCACGTTGGATTCCTGAAAAGAAAAGACGAGAAACTTGGAACGAGGCAGTAGATAGAGTCAAGGAAATGATGCTTGACAAATATGTTTACGGAGATCTAGAAAACAATAAAGATATCCAGAAAGAAATTGAATGGGCATATGAGCAAATGCGCAAGAAGAAAGTTCTTGGTAGCCAACGCGCACTACAATTTGGAGGATCGCCCATAAGAAAACACAACGCAAGAATGTACAACTGCATTGTATCTTTCTGTGACAGAACTAGGTTCTTTCAAGAGTGTATGTATCTTCTTCTCTGTGGTTGCGGTACTGGTTTTAGCGTTCAAAAGCACCACATTGAAAAACTACCAGAACTACTACCAGCAAAAACCGGTAGTAAAAAATATACAATACCAGATACTATTGAGGGTTGGAGTGATGCTGTTGGCGTTCTTGTTTCTAGTTACTTTGATCAATTTCTAGAAGAAGAAGTTTTTGGAGAGTATGCTGGTAAAAATATAAATTTTGACTATAGTGAAATTCGTGCGGCGGGATCTTACCTAAAGTCTAGTGGCGGAAAAGCTCCCGGACCAGAGCCGCTAAAAAAAGCATTGGGAAATATTAGAAAAATCTTAGACAAGGCATTAAAAGATGGACAAACCAAGCTCAAGCCAATCCAAGCTTACGATATTGTTATGCACACCGCTGACGCTGTTATTTCTGGCGGGGTTCGCCGCTCTGCTACCATTTGCGTATTTAGCCCTGACGATAATGAGATGGCAACGGCTAAGACAGGGACTTGGTTTATCGACAACCCCCAGAGAGGCAGATCAAACAATTCTGCCTTACTTCTGCGAAACGGAACAACAAAAGAACAATTTTCAGAATTGATGAACTCTGTTAAAGAGTTTGGTGAACCGGGATTTGTTTGGGCGGACAGTACGGAGCTTCTTGTTAATCCATGCGTTGAGATTGGGATGTGGCCCGTATGTGAAGAAACCGGCGAGTCTGGATGGCAGGCGTGTAATCTGTCAACTATCAACTGCTCAAAAATAAAAACAGAACAAGACTTCTTTGATGCTTGTCGTGCCGCCACAATTATTGGTACACTACAAGCGGGCTTTTCGGAGTTTGAATACCTTGGTGGCGCATCAGAAAGAATTATCTCTAGAGAGGCGCTGTTAGGTGTTAGCATGACTGGCATGATGGAAAACGCTGACGTATGTCTTGATCCTTTATCCCAGAAGCGCGGCGCTAACATCGTAAAGAAAACGAACGCTAGAATAGCGGAGTTGATAGGTGTTCGTCAGGCGGCGAGAACTACCTGTATAAAACCAGAGGGAACTTCTAGCTGTATTCTGGGTACGTCCAGCGGCATTCATCCTCATCATGCCAAGAGGTATATCCGTCGTGTCCAAGCTAATAAGATGGAACCTATTTATAATTATTACAGAACACAAAACCCAAGAGCGTGTGAAGAAAGTGTTTGGAGCAACAATGATAGTGATGATGTTGTGTCTTTCTGTGTAGAAGTTAAGGATGGCGGCAAGACTAAAAATCAAGTAAGCGCATTACAGTTATTAGACTATGTGAAATCTACACAACAAAACTGGGTGTTGAATGGCACCAATAAAGATTTATGCACTCAACCTTGGTTAACACATAATGTTAGTAATACTATCAATGTTAAACCAGAAGAATGGGACGAGGTAGAAAAATATATTTACAGAAATAAAAAGTACTTCTGTGGCATTTCTCTTTTACCTATCTCTGGCGATAAAGATTTCCCACAGGCTCCATTTACTACAGTTTATCTTCCAAGCGAGCAGGTCGCCCACTATGGTGATGCCTCTTTGTTTGTGAGCGGTCTGATTGAGGTTGCGCTAACCCTTTGGGAAGACAATCTCTGGGCGGCTTGTGACAGTCTGCTTGGGTTTGGAGAAAAGATAAAAGGCAACGGAAAACGCGCATGGAGAGAAAGGTGCGAGAAATTTGCTTCAAAATACTTTAATGGAGATGTAAAACAGCTTACATACTGCATGAAGGATGTGTATAATTGGAAGGAGTGGGTTGATCTTAACAGAGAATACCAAGATGTAGATTTTACAAAAGTCGTTGAAGAAACTAACAATGTAAATCCGGTACAGGAAATAGCTTGTGCTGGCGGTAAGTGCGACATAATTTAGGGAGTTAAAACTACAAAACATTTATAGTTATCAGCCTTAAAAAAGCTAATCTAAGCATAGGAGAAAATTATGGAAAACCACCCAGATGAAAAAGCTAGAGAAAAAATGTTAGAAGAAAGTATATCTAAATCCCCACCTTTTCCTGTGTGGAAAAAATCTTGTCGTGCTACCCCAAAAAATTCTAATTTACCACCAAACATGAAACCATACACTGGGCCAGAATTAAAAATAAAAAAATTAGACCCAGAAGCAACAATTCCAACAAGGGCTAATTTAAATGATGCTGGCTATGACCTGTACGCACTTGAAGACACTCAAGTTGGAGTAAACAATCACAAGTTAGTAAAGACCGGAATTTCAATGGCAATACCCGCTGGATTTGCAGGTTTGATTTGGCCCCGATCTGGACTGGCTTACAAAAATGGACTAGACGTTTTTGCAGGAGTTATTGATGCTGGATATAGAGGTGATGTTGGCGTTATACTTTATAACTCGCGCACGGACAGTAGCTATCAAGTCAGAAAAGGAGATAGAATAGCACAAATATTATTTCAAAAAGTAGATAATTTTGATTTAATAGAAGTAGAAGACTTAGACGACAGCCAAAGAGGGCAGGAGGGATTCGGCAGCACTGGTAAATAACACTAACATAAGGTATACTGCATGTCCAAAAAGAGAACCAGAAAAGATCTAGAAAATTCTCCACAAAAAGTCAAATCAGTAGAAGCTAAAACCGACAGGCAAAGAGAGTATATAAGAGGAATTATAGAAAACGATGTTGTGTTTTGTACCGGCCCCTCTGGGTGCGGTAAGTCATACATAGCTTCTGGTATCGCCGCAGAACATCTTCATAGAGGAGACATAGATCAAGTAATTGTAACGCGCCCGCTGGTATGTACTGGTAAAGAGATAGGGTCGCTACCCGGAGAGCTACTTGACAAGATAGCGCCCTATCTTTTACCAATGCAAGAAAATTTCAAGTTTTTCCTTGGAAGAGCGTACTATGGACACTATTATAATGAGGGGAAGATTAGATACGCACCTCTAGAAGTTATGCGCGGGTCTACATTTCATAATTCCTATATGATATTAGACGAGGCACAAAACTGCACATGGGAGCAAATTAAAATGTTTATAACACGAATGGGACAAGGAAGTAAAGTTATTATCAATGGCGATATTCGTCAGACAGATTTAAGGTCAAGGAGTGGTCTTGAAGAAATTATAGATAAGATTGGAGAAATAGATGGTGTTGGTATATGTAGATTAGGATATAGTGACATCCAAAGAAATGGGATATTAGGAAAAATTCTTAACGCGCTGGAGAATTAAATGCCGTTATACGATTATGAATGTAGAGACTGTGGAGCGGAAGTCAGTGATGTATTTCAAAAGGTCACAGATCCAGAATTAACCACTTGCCCTCTTTGTAACGAAGAAGGACTGTTTAGACTGGTTACTGGTGGACTCCACAGCTTCATGGCTGGAAGCGATACAATAGGAAGCGTTGCGGACAGAAACACAAAAGCTAATAAAAATCAGATAAATGAAATGGAAGCTAAAAAAAGAGAATCGCAACCCAAAGAAGAGAAACCTTGGTATCAAACTCAGGGTAGTAAATCTATGAAGGATATAAATAAAATGAACGACAAACAAAAAGCTAAATATATAATGGGAGGAGACTAATGGATTTCACAATAACTGGAAAACAGCAAACAAGAGAACATGTCTATATAAATAAAAACGGAAAAGTAATACTAAACGATATAGACAAAGTGTATGCGCAAGTCCTAATTGAGAATGAACGAGAGACGCACTATATTGTCACATACCAAAACTCTCCGTTAGACCCAATGGGCAGGTATCAAAAAAGACAAGCATACCTTGAAACAAAAATGACAAAGGTCTCGAAGAAAACCTTTGATTTTTACATTACTTACTTACAAACTAACAATTCTATTTACTTAACTAGAACCAATAGGAGTTTTCAGAATGGCTAAAACCGGACCTTTAGGAGACGTGGAAAAATTTTACCTTGAAAATAAATATCAAGATTTCACCGTAGAGCAGTTAGCAAAAAAATTAAACAGACCCAAAGCTACAATAGAAAAACATTTAGAGAAAGCAAAAAAAGAAACAATTCATAAACAGCAAGAAAAAGAAAATTTGTTTGCGTCTCACAAGGGTTCGACCGTTATGACGCAAGCTGCTTCAGAACTTGGTGATGAAATCAGGAAACAAAACAGGGAACGAAAAACGAGCGCAAGATGCACGACGAACATCAAATAGCCAACAAAAATAAATGGCTAGAAGTATTCAGAACAAACGTTAGAGCTACATGGTTGATTGTAACATTAAAAGACGGCACTGAATACTTCATTGACAATACTGATCGCTGGCACGAACTAAAAAGATACTGCGATAATAACAATGTCTTTTTAAGTAAATTATCCATTCAGTTCAAATCTCATAGAGAAAGGATTGACATTACAGATATTGATGGTATATATTTTGCTAAGTCTGTTGTTGGTATGCTTGGAGCAGAAAGTAAACAGACATACACTATTGGTAAAATAAAAAACGACGTTGTATATAAAACATTATGGTTAATACCAGAATTAATTGTTGAAAGAGAGTTTGAAGATTATGAGTCAGGATGTTTTGAAGAATCAATTATTTATGACCAAAAGAAAAAGAACTGAAAAAAGCAAGTACAAGCATCAATCTACTGGTGATTATTGTACGTGCGCTTCTTATCTTGCAGAACTAATGTGTTTAAGACTTGCAGAACACAAGAATGAAGGTAAACTAGGCTACAAGTTCTGGAACAAGAAGCCTTGGGACTGGACTTTTAAGCAGCAATTATTTACAGCTAATACTCTTGTTAAAAAGTATGGAGAAGTGGCCGTTGTAAAAGCGGTCAACTCTCCTTACCTATCAAAAGTATTCTCGTTAAAAAATAAAAGAGTTGTACCAGAAATAGTTAAGCAACTTAAACTAATAAAAGAAAATGAAAACAAGAAGCAAGAGCTAGATATAAAAGAAGAACCAAAGACTAGAAAAAAAGCATACAGAAAGAAATCTAAATTAAATAAGCTAAGAGGATTAAATGGCAAAAAAGAAAGCGAAGAATAAATTTGACGACGATATTGTTAGCAATCAAGTTATTGCAAAGTACGGCGATATTGTAGAACAGGGAACTAAAGTTTTATCAGACTTACAGAACTTTAAGACTATAGGTATTTCACCAGCTTTAGACTTGGCGCTTGGTGGAGGTCTTAGAGAAGGCAGTGTAGTTGTAATGACAGGAGATCCAAAAACTGGCAAGACGACAACATCTCTTTATTTTGCAGCAAAGGCTCAAGCTGCTGGTAAAAATGTTGTATACTTTAATACAGAGGGTAGGTTAACTAAAGAAAACTTTATAGGCATTAAAGGTCTTGATCCAGATAAAATTAAAATCATTCAAGCTACCGACAATAAGACTGTAGTCTCTGCTGAAGAGTTCTTAAACTCATTAGAGTTATATGTTAAAAATCAACCAGACTTTGTTGCTATTATTGACTCTGTATCAAATATGGTTCCGCAAGACGAACTAGACGGTGAGGTTCGTACAGGAGTTAGAGCGCAGCTTCCACGTTTATTGTCTATGTTTTTTAAACGAATTAGTAATGATGTAGCAAGAACTAAAGCGATATTAATTTTTATCACCCACAATATTGCCAATACAGGTGGATCACGCTGGTCGCCAGCTAAGATGGCTGATGCTGGAAATATGCTTCAGTATCAAGCGGGAACCAATATGGTTATCACTCACCGTGGAAAGTGGGAAGAGACAGACGATAATGGGCATGATGTCGGTCAGGTTGCCAACTGGCTTGTTAAAACCACGGCGGCTGGAGGTAAGCCAAACTCTAATGCTGTGTCTTATATCAGGTATGGAACTGGAATTGACGAGGTTAGAGAACTTTGCGAAATTGCAAATGAGCTAACTTTTATTAAACAAGCTGGTGCTTGGTATACGATAACTACTGCTATAGACAACCAGAAAGATCCAGCAATACAAGCGCTATTAAAGAAAAATGACGTGGACGTAGACAGCCCAGAGGCAGTAGAAAAGTTCTTTAAGTTCCAAGGCATGTCAAAACTTGGTGACTTCATAGAACAAAACGTAGAGGTTCAAGAATTTTTGTATGAAGAAATAAGAAATGTATTATGAAAGTAGTAGGATTAAACGGTCGCCAGTATAATATAAACTTAAAAAAATATATTATAAGAAATAATGACAAAACCGTTAAATCGAAGTATCATATAACAGCGAGAGAACTCTTAGCAGAAATGTTTAAAGGTTATACAGTTTTGGAAGAAGTTAAACTTCCGGGTTCTCGTTGTCCAAGTAAAAAATCGGCACTGTTCTTAGACTTCTTTATACCCAGTTTATATTTAGGTATAGAAGTTCATGGGCAGCAACACTATGAATTTGTACAATTTTTTCATAAAACAAAAGCTGGATTTTTGACATCTAAGAAAAGAGACTTTATAAAAGAAGACTGGTGCGAACTAAACGGAATAGAACTTGTGGTTTTCAAATACTCAGACAGCATAGAAGATTGGAGAAAACAAATTGACAGCCGCTGAAAGACTCAAAGAATTTTTAGATGCTATTGATAGATATATTTCTGGTAAAAACATAACGCCTACAAAGTTTAATCCAGAGTTCGCGATGGCGGAAACACTATCTTTAGAAGGTATGGAAAGGCTAACGCAGGATGAATGTTTCGGCTATGCGTATCAGCTTATGCAGTATGTAGATCACGTTGCTACAGAACGCGCCCAATGTGAAAATGTAATTCGCTGGTGTGAAAATTCACTACAAAGTATTATATCAGAACAATTGTCTAGCGGCGTGTGGGACACATATGCAAAACATGAAACTAAAGTCGCAACAATTCTTAGAAATGACGACTTAGCACATAAAATCAACGAATGGAAATTAACTGCTCAAGGAAGGCTTGAAAATATCAAGACTAGAGAGTATAACATTAGAAGGAAAGCTGACATACTATTTGAAAAAGGTAAAAGAAAATGAACCCAGAAGATGTAGCTAAATTTATTGAATCTTTAAACGGAGAACAAAAAGAAGCTTTTGAAAAAGTTTTTAAAACTATTGGTAATTCAATGGGTGTCGAGATAAAACAAGAAGAGGTTGCTGTAGAAGAGCCTACTGAAACTACAGACAATGATAAAAATGATTTTACTATGAATAAAAATAATTCTAAACCAAAAGGTAGGAGAGAAATTGTGAAATTCAAAAAGAACACTTGGGAAGATGACGGTACTGAGTTTTCTGAGATAGATACCCCTAAAATTAAAAGAACACCTAGAAATAGAAAGAAAGCAAATGTGGCTGAAGTGGAGTGTCACGTTTGTGGAAAAGCTTTTAAGATGAATTCAAATTTAGTTTATGGTGAATATCACAGGTGTAACCGATGCGGCGGTAAGTAAAAATGACCAAAATATTGCAGGATCTCGGAGCAGAAAGAGCAGTTCTCGCTGGCCTTTTCGCTCACGGTCTAGAGTCTTACATTGAAGTTTCTGACATTCTAGATCACACCAGCTTTGCTGCGCATAACAATCAGATTATTTATAAATGTCTTGAGAAAATATTCACCAGTGAAGCAGAAGTTGACATAGCTTCTATTATATCTTCCGCAGAACGTCTAGGGTATTCCGAAATATTTCAGGATACCAGAGAATTAAAATATATTAAATCGTTGATGGATTTTCCCGTCAAGAAAGATAATATATTACATTTTTCTGCGCAGATTAAAAAGTTTGAACTAGCTAGAAAGATACAAAGACTAGCTAAACAAATATCATTTGATGCAGAACAGATAACCGGCGATGAAGATATTGATGAGATTGTATCTATCGTTGAGAATCCAATCGTAGATTTTCTAAAAGAAGATGATAATAATAAAAAACCAGAGAAGATAGGTGATGGAGTAGATGAGTATATTGAGTTTCTGCTTGAAAACAAGTGTGATCAATTGGGTTTACCAACTGGCTTTGATAGATACGATGCCGCTATTGGTGGCGGCCTTCGTCGCAAATGTGTAGATCTAATCTCTGCTAGACCAAAAGTTGGTAAGTCTGTATTTGGCGACAATGTAGCCGTTAACGTAGCTAAGACTGGAGTGCCAGTTCTGATGCTTGATACAGAGATGAGCAAAGAAGATCACATTAATAGAATTATAGCAAGCATAAGTAAAGTACCAATTAATGACATTTCCACTGGCGCATTTGAACACAACGAAGAGCAGCATATTGCTGTTCAAAACGCAGTAGAAGAAATAAAAAGTATACCATATACTTACGCTACAGTAGCTGGTATGCCATTTGAATCTATCCTAAATGTAATTAAGAGATGGGTTTTACAGGAAGTTGGCACAGATGAAAACGGTAGAACAAATGAGTGTTTGGTTGTTTATGACTATCTAAAACTTATGTCGTCTACCTCTATTACAAACAATATACAAGAATATCAAGCTCTTGGTTTTCAAATTACTAACCTTCATAATCTTGCAGTTAAGTATGACTTTGCCTGTCTGTCCTTTGTACAGTTAAATAGAGATGGTATCACCAAAGAATCTACAGACGCTGTAAGCGGTTCTGATAGGCTTATTTGGTTGTGTACATCATTCTCTATTTTTAAAGAGAAGTCAGCAGAGGAAACGGCAGAAGACGGCCCAAGGGCAGGTAATAGAAAACTCGTACCTATTGTTTCACGCCACGGTCCCGGTATGCAAGATGGAAATTACATTAATTTAAATATGAGTGGGCAACACGCCTTATTAACAGAGTTGAGAACTAGAGATGAACTTTTAGCAACCGGAGGTCAAGACGCTATCGAGGGAGCAGAACTACCATTTCAAGAGGATGACAATGTATAAAGCACACTTTAAGGGTGGGCCAAACCACGATCAAGTTATAACAATTCCAAACGCATCTAAAATATACAAAATGACAAAAGTGTATGATGTAAGTGGATTTAGAACTAAATGCAAATATAATTTAATAAAACAAGAAGGCGATAATCTATATTACACCTTAGATGAAGAAAGATTTGATGGATGTGACCCGACTCCGTTTGAAAGAAAAAGATGAGTGTATACGCTTTAATTATTGCTACGCTGTGCTACATAGTTACAGCAATCAGTAATTTAAAACAGAAAGATTACCCCCATGCGCTTGTGTGGTTTGCTTACTCTGTCGCTAACTTTGGATTACTTTGGTATGAGTACAACAAAACAAAAACTTAATTTAAACGAAGTTAGAGATATTATCTTCAAGGATTTGTTCTTGCTGCTGAACGACCTTGAGCTAGACTATCAAAATAAAAACAACAATGTGTTTATGAGATGTCCTATACATCATGGAGATAATGACAACGGTTTATCTATATCATTAACACATAAAAACTGGCGATGTTGGACAAGAAGTTGTCACGAAGATAATAATACAAACATATTTGGTTTTATACAATCTATATTTACAGAAAGAGGTCAAGAGGCTTCTTTTTCTGATGTATTAAGATATGTATGTAAACTATATAAAATTAGAGACACAGAAAATAAACAGGAGAAAATAGAAGACCCCTACAAAGATTTTAGCGAAATTGTGGAAATCTTTAAGGATAAAGTCACACTGAACCCTATAACAGTAGAGGACATACAAACCTGTGGGAACTCGCCCTACTTTGAATCCAGAGGTTTCTATACCAATACTCTTAGATATTTTGGTGTCGAAGAGTGTTTACAAAGAGGATCGGCAATGAAGGATAGGGCTATCATCCCTGTCTTTTACAAGGAAGAGAAAGTCGGTTTTATAGCTAGAGCTACTAAGCCTTGGCAGTCGCCAAAGTATTTGTTTTCAGACGGCTTTAAGAAAACAAACTATTTATATAATTACGACAAAGCATTAGTTAGGTCTGTAGAAACCGCTACTCTTTTTCTTGTAGAAGGACAAGGAGATGTTTGGAAAATGTACGAAGCTGGAGTTACCAATTGTGTTGGACTTTTTGGTAAAGATATATCTAATAAACAAAAAGAACTACTCTTAAAAAGCGGTGCGACAAAGCTTGTTATATTGACAGACAACGACCAAGCTGGCAGAGAGTCAAAAATAAAGATACAAAGAGAATTATTTAGGTCATTCAATTTAAAGTTCCCAAAGTTTAGGGATAAAGATATTGGTGACATGTCAATAGAAGCTATACAAAATAGCATTCTTTCAGATTTAAAGGGTATGTACTGATGATTTTAGGGATTTCTGGTAAAAAGCAAGCAGGAAAAACAACGGTTGCTAACATAATTCATGGAAATATTTTACTTAATAATGAATTAATTAAAGATTACAACATCAGTGAAAATGGCAAACTGCTTATTAAGACAACAAACGCTCAAGGTCAAGAAGGGTGGGGTGAATTTGATATAGAGCGCAAAGATGAACAGTTTATGGAATATGCCCACTACAATATGTGGCCTCATGTAAAACTATATAATTTTGCTGACTCGCTGAAAGATATGTGCATTAATTTGTTTGGGTTCACATACGATCAGGCATACGGAACAGATGAACAAAAGAACCAGACTCTTCCAGACACTCGTTGGGAGGATATGCCACGATTTCAAAACATGAATCTCATGGTAAAGATGCCTATTGATGCTAGAAAGAGCTGGGATTGGCGTGAGGGAGAAATGACAGCGCGTGAGTTTATGCAATTCTTTGGAACTGATATCATGCGCAAGATTCACAAAGACGTTTGGGCAAACGCTTGTGTTAATAAAATCACAAAAGAAGGTAGTGATCTTGCTATTATAGCAGATGTTAGATTTCCTAATGAGGTTGAAGCCATCAAAAAAGCTGGTGGCAAAGTATTGAGATTAGAAAGAAATATTCATGAGGATGACCACGATAGCGAAACTGCGCTAGATGTAGATAATTACAATCATAGTAATTTTTGGCATGTGTTTGACAATAGAGAGATTGGTATCGGAGAAACGATAACTGAAGTTAACTCTCTATTGGAGCAAATTTAATGATAGTGACCTACATAAGATCGTCTAGTTACAATAACTACGATTTCTGTCAAATGCAATATTTTCTAACTTATGTTTTAGGGCATAGGTCTGATAGTAATAAAAAAGCAGATCTAGGAACTATGGCGCACAAAGTTATGGAAATACTTGCTGGTCTTAAAAAATTCCAACAGGACAACCCTAAGAGAAAATATCTAGTTATTGAAGATGACAAGTGCGGTAAAATTAGAATAACCAAAGATGAATTGTACACAGATGATTTTGTAGAGAGAATGTGTGAACTAGCGGTTACAGATTATGCAAAAGGATCAATTCATAAATTTTATCCAGCAGACAGAAAGGTTGTTAGAAATACCGTATTTACTTTCTTAAATCATTCAGATGGCCTTTTCGATCCTAGACAAAGAAATATTTATCACCCAGAAGCTCAGTTTGATATACCGATTGAAGAAGATTGGGCTAAGTTTGAATACGAGATAGACGGAGAAACCGTAAAAGGGCAATTAGCAATCAAGGGTACTATTGACTTGACAACGCTTATTTCAGATGATACAATCGAAGTTGTTGACTGGAAAAGTGGTCGTAGGATGGATTGGACTACAGGCGAAGTGAAAGATTACAAAAAGTTAGAAAACGACCCTCAGTTACTATTGTATTTCTATGCTATATCAAAAATATATAAAGATTTTCCTAACAGAATTATGAGCATCTTCTTTTACAAAGATAAAGACGGCAAGGTTGACCCTATGCCATTTAGTATATGTCTTGGACCAGAAGACGAGAAAAGATTTTTAGAAATGTTAAAGAAACGGTTTGAAGACATACGTGACAATGTACTACCTAAACCGATAAGGTCAGACAGGAATACGTTTAAATGTCAAAAGTTGTGCCACTTTTATAAAAACAACTGGCCCGGAACTGACGAAAAAATGTGTATATTTATAGAGAAGAAGTTAAAAAAAGACGGGATGGATCAAACCATCAAAGATTGTACTAACAAGGGATTTTCAATAGGTTATTATGAGGCACCGGGATAATGTTTAATCATGTTCATATTGGTCGTAGGGCGTTTTTACAAACCAGCATGTTTGCTGCTGCTGGTACACAGTTTGCTTTTGGTGAACAGAAGCATTACGAGAGCATTGAAGGCACTGCGAAAAGCACTATTTTTATCTACCTTCCCGGAGGTATTTCTGCTCAAGAGTCTTTTGACCCTAAGACAGTAGCACCATTAGAGTATCGTGGCTCTATGAAGGCTATCAATACAAATGTTGAAGGTATTCAAATCAACGAAAGACTGCCGGAAACCGCAAAGGTTATGGATAAATTGACCCTTATTCGTAGCATGACTCATGGGGAAGCCGCTCACGAAAGAGGAACGAATAGTGTTTTTACGGGATAT